CGCTCCACTAACCCCTTAGGAGTTTTGCCATGAAAAGTCAAGATTGGATTGGCTCTGTCCCGCACTTGCTGGCTGAGATTGAAGGCTTGCAGTGTTTGCTAGAGGATATGGGTGTCATCTATGATGTCATCCCAGAATACTCCGGCAATATGCGGGCCTACAAGGCTCGGCTGCGTAGTTGTCGTGATAGGCTTATCCGTCTTGTCGATCATGGCGAGCTCTCTAAGGAGTCGGTAATCCACTAAGGAGTAGAGTAGTGAACCGCTTTCAGTGGTTGCAGCTTGTCCTTATCTTCCTTCGTAACCTTGGGTCATTCCCATCCCGATCTGACGCTGGTACCCCTGGCTCTGAATCTGGAGCCACGGATCCTCCGTTGCGATCGAAAGATGGGCGATTTAAGGCGAAAAAGGGAGGGAAGGTTGGCGCAACTTCCTGATTGGCAGTTTCTACTCCGCATCCTTATCTGGATAGCGGACACTTTACTGATCCTCCGAGGAGGTCAGTTGCTAGCATGGGAGGTATCATGAAGAATAAGTTTGTGCTCGACGTTCCCACAGCGCTGTTTGTATTGCTCTGTGTATTCGCCTGGCACTATCTTCCGGTATCTCCCTAGGGAGTCCCACGGTTATGAAGAACGGAACGACCACTTTTTATAACGGTCCAGGTTCTCAAACTGTATACTGGGGTGGATATTTTCCTTCCACCACAGGATACGTTATGAAATCCAGTGTTACGTCAGGTCCTGTGATCCATGGAAATTTCAAGGATCCCAATTCCTGGTCGTACACGACCTACCGCGTCAGATGGAATCCGGGTACCTTTGATTCTAGGTACCCTCCAGGCTGGGGCAGTGGTCAGGATTACTGGTCCGGATGGCCGGCGGGTCAAAATGACCCGTACGTTCTTCCGTGGGGCGACGCGCGTACAATTGCCTATAACTCTGCCCTTTCTCGTCTTAATGAGAAAGTCAGAGGCGGGCTCGACCTGGGGGTGACCCTGGCAGAGCTCGGCCAGACTCGTCGGATGTTGGGTGGGTTGAGAAATGTATTCAACTTCGCCAACGCTTCCGGGTTTGGTACAGGACGCGATCTAGCAAATGGATGGCTGGCATGGCAATACGGATGGCGGCAGCTCCAACAGGATATTTTTGGTATCCTGAACGAGTCGCTGAACATCAGTTTCGCCACGATCAAAAAAGTAACAGGATCGGCCAGCGTACCTGTAACGTATAAGGGGGCAGGTGCCCCCATTTATACAACCTACAACCACGCCCCAAGTGTGAATAACACGAAGGGAAAAGCCGCTTGCCGGATTGTGATCGAGCTCGAGTTGCCTGGTTTCTCACTCGCCCGTTGGACGAGTTTGAACCCGGTGTCTCTTGCTTGGGAACTTATTCCGTATAGCTTCGTGGTTGATTGGTTCTATAACGTTGGTAATTTCCTTCGTAATGCTGAGACGGCTTTTATTTATTCTAGCCGTTTTAAGTCCGGTTATGTCTCTGAGCTGTACTGCATCGATGGAAACGAGTTTCTGGCGAGCAGTGCACCGTTCGTCAGTTCCACGAACCCGTTGATTATCAGTACCGCTCTCGGATTTAGCCGGACCCTGCGATATCGCAGCTTTGCAAGGTCTGTACTTACCACGTATCCGTTACCTCGGAAGCCTGTTTTGCAGGCTAAACTCGGCTCTGAACAATTGCTCAGTGCCGCCGCGCTCCTTAGCCAAATGATCGGCGGGAGGTTCGCAAGGCCGGGTGGATAATCTGCCCGTAACCTAAACCCTAAGTCCAGTGATGGACTTTCAAGTGAGGTAACTCATGGCAGCAAGCAACATCGTCCTCGCGGACGCACTGGGAACTCCAGTGAACCATACGTTCGTGCCTCTTGGACCGGACAAGGACGGTATCTTCTGGTTCGAAGATCAGTCTCAAGCAGCTCCCGTTGGGTACTGGCGTATCAGCTATCAGCTGAAGCGCCCGGCCCCGGCAACTGCCGGACAATCTTCGTCCCAAAGAACCTTCCGAGCTGTTATCGGACTGCATGAGCCGATTCTCGAAACCGTTAGCAATAACACGGTTTCGGGCATTGCTCCTGCGCCGACGATTTCATATGTTCCGCGTACTTTCACGGAATATGTGATGCCGGAACGGGCCTCGCTGCAGAACCGTAAGGATCTGCGGAAGATGACGTATAACCTCCAGAACGAGTCGCAACTTGTCTCGTTGGTGGAGAATCTCGTCACCCCGTTCTAACAGTAGGGATATCTATGCGATCGCCAAACAGTGATGTTATGGAGAGCGTTGTTCGCTCTCTGTGCGAGAACATAAATACTCCCAGGTCTTTGTCAGTATGGTTGTGCTTTAAGTACAACCAGAGAGCCCTTTTAGAGCTCTCCTCGGCTGACATTGCAACTAATGACACCTCGCGCTTCGCGTCCGAGTATTTCATTACCGAATACTTAACAAAGTATATCGGGTTGGATACGAAGATTGACGTGCGGGATGTCGCACTCCAAAAGTGGAGACTTTCGGAGGTTAAGTGCTTTGAAACGAATGCTCGCTTTCGCGAACTTAAGCACCGACCCACTACGGGTCGCGTCGAAGCTGCCTTATTCAAGGCACGACGTAAAATTGCTTCTGTCCTCGGAGAATTGCATTCCAACATTGTGCTTGACAGTTGCAAATGGGGTCCGGGTGCTACTTTCGACTTGCGTCGTGAAGTAGCAACACCCGACAACAAGATCTCTCGGGCTATCTCCGTTACGGACCAAGCGCTGCCGTGGTTTCGGGCAGTTCTTGAGTCGGATCCGCACTGGGCTGCGGTCTTCCTGGGTAGTTTTCCAGAAGGGCCGTTCGCCTTCATCCCTTCTCACAGTCCTTATCAGATTGTGAGGGGTAGTCGGTTCCTTACCGTACCGAAGAACGCTAAGACCGATCGGTGTATTGCGGCTGAGCCTACTGCTAATGGTTTTCTTCAGCAGGGGGTTCATGCCTATATGCGCCGTCGGTTAAAGCGATTTGGGGTCAATCTGGACGACCAGTCCATCAGCCAACAGCGTGCGCAGGATGCGTACTCTGAAAAGCTGTCGACACTTGATTTAAGTGCCGCGTCTGACTCCATAGCTACGGAACTTATCTACCATTTGCTCCCGCTCGACTGGGCGTTTTTCCTAGACTCCTTACGTTCTCATGAAACTTGTGTGAACGGAGAGTGGATACGGACTGAGAAGTTCGCATCCATGGGGAACGCGTTCTGTTTCGAGTTGGAGACCTTACTCTTCTGGGCTCTTGCGAGTTCAGTAAGTGAGGTCGAGGGCAATGAAGCTCTTGTTACCGTCTACGGCGACGATATTATCGTTCCCAGAGAAGCCTTTGACTCCGTTGTAAGTCTTCTGGAGTTTTGTGGCTTCGCTGTTAACGCTAAAAAGTCGTTCAAAGAAGGAAACTTCTTTGAGTCCTGTGGAAAGCATTACCACAGGGGCATAGACGTGACACCTGTCTTCCAGAAGGAGCCCGTGAGGGATCCCTCTGAGTTGATACGTGCACATAACCGTTTGTTACGGTTAGAATACCGGCTATACGGAACAGAAATGTTCCGGGCGGCTCGTAAGAGGTTGGCTAACGCTTACCCCTTGCGTCCATTCCCACGGATCCCTTATGGAGTTCCGGAGGATGGCGGTTTCCTGCGTCCCCTTAGCGAATTTTCGCTAGATAAGAATCATGGCTACAGGTGCCATGTTCTTGACTACGTGCCTCAATATACCGAGGCTCGTGAGAACGCAGTGTACGCGTACAAACTTCGTCGGTTCAACAGCCTTAACCCCTTGCAAAAGGGGTGGGCTGCGAATGTCACGAAGGGTAGATGGCGGACGAAAGTCCGCTGGGTTCCGGAGTTTGCCGTACTCAGTACTCCGAGTATAGCTAGCCCGTCCTAACTCCTGTAAGCTAGGTTGGAG